CTGAGGCTTTGAGCCTTTCCAGCTCTTCTACCACCTTTGCGTACTGCTCATAAGGCACATTCTTACCCCTTCCGTACGCTACGGTATTTCCGCTGTCGTCCGTAATATCATAGCCATCATCCTGGTATCGTTTTTTCTGCCTCTCGTCTATGGTATATACCTTATTTCCTTTTACTGCTTTCATTTGCTTCCTCCTTACCCTTATGCCTGCACGTTTATGGTGCACCCAGCCACTTTCTTTTCCAACAGGAACAGGTCGCCAAAGCTTCTGTTTTGGTAAATGTAGCCGTCCGCAGTCCTGGAATCTGAACCAGGGGTGAAAATCTTGATATAGCTGTACTGGTCCCTCGCCACCACGCAGGAAGTGTGCAGCAAAATCCAATTGATCTGCTTGGCGTCCGCCACATCCTGGCAGCCATCCGTGAAATCGTATTTTGTCTTCATACGGGCTGCCGGAACCATTTTGAACTCTACATCGTCTAAACTGTGCACATTCCTGCTTATGCTTCCAGGCACGCTCACAGACATTACCCGCTGTATCCCTTCTGCCTCTTTGATAATTTTCTTCATGGCAGGGGTTGTGTACATAATACGCCCCTCTGTCGGCACCGACTCTTCATCCATGTATGCCATCTCTTCGTCAAAGGCCTCTAAGAAGTTCTGGGCTGTGACTGCTGTGCTGTTTATCCTGCCCGAATACTTACTGAGCTCTGCATGGAGTTTGCTGAAACGGTAGCAGTCTTTCTCCGGGATTGCCTGCTCTGTCTCGAACGTGTTATGAATGTTCGCCACTGACAAAGTCAGGTTTGTTTCGTCAATATCTAACTTATCTACGAAAAATTCAATATCCCTGTCGTGTTCCAGTTTTTTAGGCTCCCAATCGTTTGCCAGATTCCCGGCGTTAAACCCCGGCGTCCTTGTATGGTCCTTATACCCGGAAACTGTCATCCTTGGCAGCTTAATTGTCTGTTCATTTAAAAATTTCACCTGTAAGTTGCTCTTTGACAGTGCGTCCGAGCAAAGTTCTTTTGCATATTTTTGCTGTAGCAAGTTTGTAAATGTTTCTGCGTATTCGTATACCGCCATATATCAATCCTTCCTTTCTTATAGGCCAAATGCCTGTTTCAAAGCGTCCTCTGACGCCTGGTTTTGCCCGCCGTCCCCTCCGCTTCCTATCTGGAAGCCCTTGTTTTCTTCTTTCTTAGGCTTTAGCTGCGGCACATCCTTTAGTACATCTTCCAACGCCTTCTTTAATGTTTCCTTGTTTACTTTTCCATCTTCCCCGATGACTTCCGATAAGTCTGCCAACCTGATTAAGTATGGTATGGTGCCTGCATCTAAGCCAAAGGCGACCGCTTCCATCACCGCTTCTTTCTCTGCAATTGCCTGGTGTGCAGCCTTTTGTGCTTCAACAGCCTGTTTTTTCAGTCCTTCCACATCCGGCTGGTTCCGCGCTTTTTCTTCTTTGAAGCTGCTGATTGCCTGCTCCATTTCTTCCTTGCTCATGCCCTTTTGCTTAAAGAAACTTTTTAATACAGTATCTTCCGCCACTGACTGCTTGCCGGATATAAGGTCGGCGAGCTTATCATAGTCAAATGCCGCTGCATTTGCGCCCTGCTGCACCCCGGGGCTTTGTGCTGCTGCCTGCCCTTCTTCTCCTGTTGCTGCGCCTGCATCCGTTCCAACGTCTTTTGCAAAATACTGCAATTCATAAGGTAATGCTCTTTGTTTCATATTTCCCATCCTTTCAGTTGTAAGAGTGTCTCTCTGTGTCAGTTTTTTGGGTGTCTCCCAGTTCAGTTTTTTCTCTCCGGTGTCTCCGCGTAGTTTAGGCTCTTCGGAGCATTAAAAAACAGCCTTACGGCTGCTGCATACTGCTCACTTCTTTCTGTTTTCCAGATTCTTTCACAAATCCCTTTCCCTCCAATTCATGGAACCGTTCTCTTGAGACTGTAAACACTTCCCCCGGCTCTCGGATTTTACCCGCTTTCAAGTCCCGGAATTTTTTTATGGCTTCTGCCTGCACTTCACTTCACCCCCCTTCCTGTTTTTGGGCATAAAAATACCACCCGCTGTTTACAAGCTGGTGGCGGCAATCCATATTATATAAATTCAATATCCTTCCCTAAAAAACTCTGCGAGGACTGTACAGCAATGCATTGCTGCATATCATAAGCAGGGACAGGCATCATTTCTATTCCATCAACCCGGAATTTATGGTATGATTTTTTTGGTATTTCATCCAGCTTCAGCACTTTGTATTGCCCTATCTGGAATTCATCTATAACTTTTCCCATGTTTCCCCTCCCTGCTCCTTGTAAGTCTTTAATTGCCCTTCATATGATTTTAGCTGTTTCTCGGTCAATTCAATTTCGTTCCGTGGGACTTTATATTTCCCGGCATTCTCTAAAATATGCCTTTTTGCATCAATTTCGTTCAATATCGTCCTCAGCGGTTCTCCCTTTTCTGAATTCAGTTTCATTAAATTCTGTTCAAAGTGATGCGTTTCCTCCAATACTTCACTGATACAAACATCCTTCCTGAACATCAGTATTTCGCCTATATTAGAGGCTGCGGCGCCCATCTTATCAAGGTGTTCCTCTACTTCTTTCGTCCCTCTGAGGATGACTGCCCCTTTCTTCTTTGCGGCGATTGTCAGTCTATCGAACATCTCATCGCTGATAAATTTCATCCCGCTTCTTGGCGTTTGGGTTCTCCTAAACAGTTCTTCTGATTTTATTTTACCAGATTTCCCATACTTCGCAAGCTCTTTTTCCCATGCCTCCTTCTTTATTTTGTATTTTTCTTTATTTTCCGCATCCAGGGAGAATTCTGCCAGCCTTCCAAACTTATCAGCCTGCCTCTGGGCATAACGCTTCCTCTGTTCTTCCCGGTAGCCCTTCTTTAAATCTTTCAGCTCTTCCCTGGTAAAAGTGCTGTCTGGCGGCGTGCTGATTCCTTCAAAGTATGTAGTATGCGCATCCCGGCAATTTGGGTGATAGAGCCCTTTGGTTATTGCGGCGGACAATAATGGGTATGGACCGTCCCTGCCCGATCCGCCGCTCCATACATCATCAATCATCACTTTCCCGGCAAACGGGAGGCACAGTGGGCATGCCTTGCTACGCTTATTTATAATTACTGTGGAAATGCCCCATTCCCTGCGCATCTCACCTTCCCCCTGCAGGTAGGCGCGCTTCGCTGCGGTCTGTACTGCCATATCTGCATAGGCGGCAATGGTATGCCTCGCGCCATTGGCATACTCTATGCAGTTAATCCCACGGCTCAGGAAGTCTTTGACTGCCATGTCTACGGCTTTCTCGTAAGTCCCTGCCCCTGTATTGGCATATGCCTGGGCATCAAATATAATTTTCCGGTACTGGTCGTCTGCGCGGCGCAAGACTGCCGTCTCCGCCTTTTCCATATCTTTTGTTGTAGCTTTGATAAGGGCTTCCAGCTTACGCTCGTTCAGTTTAAAAAACTCCCCGCTGGTCTGTGCGCTCTTTTGGGGCTTTTTAGGTTTATAGCCTTTCTTTATGGCTTCCAGAATTTTTATTTCCTGCTCCATGCCGCCCTGCGCCTTTGCCTCACGAATGGCAGAATCTATAGCGCTGTTGATTTCCTTGAACTGCGCCTCATATTTTTCCCTATTTTCCCGCTTAAATCTCTCAAGGGCTTTCAGCTGTTCCGCCTGCCACATGCTCCACTGTTTTTTTTCATCTATTTCCTCTATCCTATGCCGTTTCATATTCCGTATCATGGACGCCATGATTTCATATTCTATCTTGGCAAATGCCTTCCCGATATCGTAATCAGCCATGCTTCCCCCCTTTATTTGAGTGAACTTTGTAGCCTTTCTCTTTAAATGCCCGGGTGAGTTTCTTCAATTCTCCAATACTGCTGCACATATCTCTTCTCATTTCTGCTTTCCCATTTTTTTCAACAGCATAAATGCCGAATGGTACTGCATCACTTGCTACTTTCAGCACGGAATTGTATCTTTCCTTCTCCATTGCCCAGACTTTTTCTCCTATCTGTACCAGCATTCTCTATTCCCTCCTCGATGAAACTCTCTGCGTTTTCCCTGGATATTCCAAGCGTTGACGTAATGATAGATATTGCCTCACTGCGTGATACGCTCCCCTCTTTTACCATCTTGATTACATCATCAATGAGGCTATCTGCGCCCCGTTCAGGAGCCCCCACTCTTTTCCGGTTCCTGGATATCCAGATCGTCCATATTTACGGCGGGCTCTTCAAGGGTAACGATGCCCTGTTCCGCCTTTAGCCTCTCAATCTCATCCTTTTTCCATTCTTCTTCTTTGCTGTCTCCGTACAATTCATCCACTACAGCCTCAATGCTCATAATGCCGCCCGTTTTTGCTTTCGACACCGTCTCCACCTGGCTCTCGAAAGAAGGGTTTGCGTATTCTCCAAATGGGATTTCTGCTTTAATATCTTCTAAAGGCTGACAATTCCAGGTTGCCCACGCCTTGAATACTACATCTATTAAAATAGGCAGTTTATCCTGGATTGCCTCTACAATCTTATCCCGTGTATACAGTGTTGCTTTTTCTTTCTCTCTCTGTGCCTCAGCATTATCCAGCTTTTTCATATCTATCCCCAGGGTAGAAGGGCTGATGATTCCCTGCAGGCACAAATCCAGGCATGTGATATAAGTGCTCAGGTAGCTTTCATGCGGTATGCTCGGCTGTATCACTTCAATCTTCTTCTGCGTGCCTTCTCCCATTGGACTTTCATGCTCTATGTAAGCGTTATCAAATGGGTTTGCCATCAGGATTTCCCCCGTCCTGGGGTTTCTTGGCAGCATATCCGAAGGTATATATTCTTTTGCCCTTCCCTTGCGGAGTGCATCCATCCATTGGCTCCAACATTCGTCCAGCGCATCAAAATTATCCGTTTTCCCATCATATATAGATTTTCCGCGCCCCTTCCATTTCTTTGAATTGAATACTTTAAAAGGAACCGCCATCATAAAAGAATTATCAAATGTAATTTCTTCTTCTAGCCCTTTTGTTTCTGCCGTGGAATCCAATGGCACTATACGCCCATTCAACTGTAGCTCTGTGCGGATATATCCATATCCATATGTTTCATACAGGATATATGTTTTGCGTCCTTCCTCCACCCACTTACGGAACGTTATTTCCCGGACGCGCCCCCTATCCATCCTTAGCTGTATTTTTTCCCCGGAGACAAATTCTATAATTGGGTACTGGCTAATTTCTGAATCGAAGCACACACGGAATGCCCCGTCTCCAATATACAACGTCTCACAGAGCGCCTCTGAGATTAGTTCTTTGAAATTATTATCCTTAGCAATATCCTTCCATTCCTCTTCCTTTCCATCATCCAGCTTTATATCATTCATATCCGTAATCACAATATCTGTGAGGATTTGTGCGATAATCCCTGGCAATCCTGTGTGTATTTTTCTAATATCTAATGCAGATGTTGGCGTTGCTGCCCAAAACCTTGTACGGTTCACATCTCCCGGCAGCTCTTTATGGAATTGCTGTAGTTCCTCTGCATCTCCTTGGAACCATATTCTATTTCGCGCCGCATTCCCTTCATAGTCCAAAATTTCCGTGATATGGAATATATTTCTCTGCGCCGGCTCTATCCTGAGGAAACTCCTCAGCCCATTCCTTACTTTTTCTGCCATCTTATCTACCACCTTCATTTCTATCCGCTCCTATCTTCTCCCGGTATGGGATAAAACCATATTGTACGCTGTTCACCATATGATCGTTGCCATCTTCCGGCTCATTATCCTTATCTTCTTTCCAACTGTACGCCTCCATTTCCCCGATATAGTTGGTGCAAGAATCCACCACGTAAAAATCTGGCGCAATTCCTTTTTCCACATCGTAATTCATCCATCCGAGCTGCATGATAATGCGATCCACAATCTGTATCTTTTTGTATGAGCCGTTGAAGATGTACAGACACTTTGCATGGCTGCGCTTATATTTGGCTAATTCTGTAAGCGTAGCCTGGTCTGCGCTGTCCACAAATACCTGCCTTGCCATCCCCCACTCTTTGCGATTGCGTTCCAGAAAGTCGACATAATTTATAGCTGTATCGCTCGGGGCTATCGGTATATCCAGCAATGCATTGTTGTAGCACCTTTCATCCAAAAGGATGTATCTGCCCTTATTAGTGATTCCAGAAAACGACATTGCTATCGTGTCCTTTGACTGTGAAGAGTAGGAAGTATCTAGCCCGCTAGTGAATATTAGGAAATGCTCTCCGTCCTTGTTTTTATTGCTGGAAGCAAGAAATTTTTTCGCCTCCTTCTTGGGTATGACATGGTATTTCCGGTTGAAATTGCTAAATACAAGCCCGGTTGCTTTCCCTCTGAGCCCTTGTATTTTGTTCTTCCACAATTTCGTCCCTTTGGGCGTGTTCGCTATGATTTTGTCTAACTTTTCCTTGGGAAGCCCTAAATTATCCGCAAAAGAAAAGAACCAATGGACCCACTCGGGTTTCGGCTCTTCTGTAAGCTCTTCTAATATTTCCTGTGGCGTATCTTTTTCCCATTCTGGCAGCGGCCTGGAACAATTCACATATTCTTTGTATACTGGGAGGCTTGGATCATCTGGGTTCAATGTTCCTAGAATATAATCGCTGCGCATGGAGGCTTCGCGGACAAAATCTATATCAGCCGTATTGATTTCATCTATGTACAGGCACCCATACTGCCCACCCAAAGCATCCTTCCATTTCCGCTTATTTCCATACCCGATTACGAAGATGATTTTATCCCCGCCTGGCGCATGGTAGAGGATATGCGGCATTTTATAGCCATTTCCTCCATTTCCATTGTAACGCACAAGGATTCCAAAATCATCCAATATCCCTAAATCTTTATTGATGATATTTTTTTCCGCCGCCCCGGTATCGTCCGCAGCAATAATGTGGAGCTTTTTGGTGGACTGAGCTACCTTTAGCATAAACTTAAACAATCCTACCGTTGTCTTCCCGGCGGCGGTAGTACCCTCCAGGAATTCGGTTGCTGCATTGCAACGCAGGAAAGCCTTATACTTCTCTGAAAGAAGAAGATTTCCCGTTCCCATTATCCATCACCACACACCTGCTGCATAATGGCATTCAATTTAGATTTTTCCTCTTCTACGCCAGATACTTCCACATTCTGCTTCTCCCTCCACACCTCTGGTTTACGATTTTTCAGCCAAAATATTTGAGCAGCCGTTTCTGGGGCTACTTCTTTAATCTTCCGTTCCACCAGTACTTGTTTCTGTTTGGGGAAGTTTTCTCTGGCAATCATCAATTCGTCATCCGTGGCATCTGGATGCGAATTCTTATATAGATTCATGTATTCACGCAGTTTTTCCTGGTATTCATTTTCCTCCATCGGTACACATGCATATTTATCCTCATTATAGGTATATCCCAGCGCTCTTTTTAAAAGCGCATTCTCTACCTTACGGTCAGCGATTTCTTTGCCCTTTTTTAAGGTGTCCGAAATGTCCGAATACTTTTTCTTCCATTCTCCTAATGTAGACCTGGAAATTCCCATGTTTTCGGCTATCTGTTCCTCTGTCAGCCCATCTCGCGCCCAGCCCTCTATTTTCAGAAGCCCTTCCGGTTCGAGCCATTTCCCATATTTTCCGTTTGCCAAATTATCACCTTCCTTCTAGGAGGTTCCGGGCACCCTAAGTTTCATGCGCCCGGTGAAAAAATGTTCAAAAAAAGACACCGCAACGTTCGTGTCAGCGTCCTTCCTTGTGAATCATCTTTATTTATTCTATATAGTATCACAGTCGGCACGGGAAATGTGGGAAACTTTAAAAAATTTATAAAATTTTTTAGAGACAGTTGTTCTCTCTGCTCCTATTTCCTCGCCTATTTCATTCCAGCTCATATTATTAATGCAGCGCAGCCTTAATATCAGGCGCATTTGCGCATTTTCTACAGTCCCCAAAAATTCCTCAAACTTTCTCCTCTCTTCCTGTAACTTGCGAAGGGAATACCGCAACATATCCTCTAGCTCCATCTGCTTTTCCAAAAAATCATCCGCTATATTTGTATTGTTTCCTCTCCCCTTCGGCATATCTGACAATATAGATGGCTTATAATACTTTCTTTCAGCTTCCAGATTCCATAATTCTTTTTTCAAACACTTTATTTCCCGGTTTATGTAGTATATTTGGCTGGCATCTTCTAATTTCACATTCTTCCCTCCTTCCCCTGCCAGGAGACGCTCCCCTGGCAGAACCCACATTTCATTGCTGCTGTGATATATTATATATTATCCTTTAAGGTGGTACACTGCCCTGCTGCACGTGCTTGGGCCACGTGTGCTATTCCTAATCCCAATCCTCGGACTTAACATCTGCTCCAATGCCTCCAATGCCTCCTTCTTTTCAAAAAAAACATTACGCCAAATTCTTCACGTTGTAAGTAGCCTGTATCTGTCTTTACTCCTTCAGCTGATGCCTCTTTTACTATCTTCTCCATTACAAATGCATCCTCTTCATCTAAAAATATTTCATACACCTTATCCCCTTTCGCAAATGCTTCACACCCTCTCATTTGCGCCAGTGCTCTTTCTGCTCCTTTGGGTTCCACAAAAAATATTTCACCGCATTCCCGGATATCAAACTTTCTTTTATCAAGAAGTGCTGCCGCGCGTTTTTCATCCGTTTTTGTGTGGACAGAGCAGTGAAGCTCTGTATATTCTTTTGTTGATATCCGCTTATCTACTGTATATTCCAATACTCCGAGGGAGCTATCGGCCGCATACACTTTGCCGCCAGGTGCCAGGTGCCTCTCATTTTCCTCAAAATGCTCGCGGCTTCTGGCTACAATAAATGCCCTTTCCAAAAGTTTTTTGCAGACGGCGACTTTCTGTGCTTTATGGTATGCGCAGTTGTGGCACCCTGCATCCAGGCAAATTTTTAATTCCTCCGATAATTTATTTACTTCCATCCCCTCTCAACTCTCCTCTACTCCAAAATGCACTTCCATTGCATCTGCAATCATCAGATATTCTCTGGCGAACTTTGATTCCCCATGCGTTTCACGGACTTTTTTCCTGAATTCTTTCAATGTGCCGCAGAAGCATCCGCATTTTACCCCTATACTCCCATCTTCTTGCCGATAAAATGTAGTGCTGCGGTATTCTGAGCCAAATCCTTTAATTACTGCATAATCAGCATCACCGCTCACCTCAGCATTGCCGCTCACC